GTATTATAGTTACTTAAGTAACTTAATAAGAAGTAAGGTATATAGTATTATTGATATAATCAAGTATATAATATACTTATTGGAAAAAGTTTTTTCTTGATAAACAACCTGAGGAACTTTAATCTCCTTCTGGATCTTGATTGTATCAGGTAAACATTGAGCATCTATCCTGATAGTGTCATAGAGCCTATTTAACTTGATTCTAACGGAGTTTCTCTCTAAAGTGATGGTATCATACTCCTGAAGAATTATAGTGTCTCTAAGAGCCTTATTTTCTGTTATTACGATTGTATCCACTTTCAGGGCAACTGAATCTAGGATTCTCGGATCTTTCGCAATTGCACGATTTAGGTGATACTTCGCACCACAAGCCGAAAAGAGCAGGGTTATTAGTCCTGCTCCTACTATTCTTCTTACCCATTTAACTTCCACAAGCCTCACAATCCTCTGGGTTATCAATGTTGCAAGTTGGTTGATCCTGATTGGTCAACTCATCAATGAAATCTTCAAAATCATTCTCCATCCTTAGAAAAAAATAATACAAATGCTACTCCGAAAAAAGTCCCCGCCTCAATCAATGTTGCCTTCTCAAAGGCTACTAATGCAATACCTGTAACAAACAGAATACTCCCTGCAATAGTTGTTTTTAAATTCTTAGTTACTCTATCAATCATTTTCCTTATTCATTAGATACCATCTTTGAGCAGTATACCCAATGGATGCAATCAATAACACAATCTTTAAAGTAGCCTCAATAGCACTAAAAGATAAAGCCATTGCTGAAACATTCATTAAATATACTTTCAAATCAGTAGTGTTCATATTCTTCTGTATTGAGTTCTCCCATTTTTTTTAAAAGCCTCCAAGATCTCCCCTCTATTGTTCTCTGTTTTGTAAGATACATGAACCCAAGCAGGATTTGAATCATCTCCAAATTCCCAGATAAGTTGATCAAACTCTAGATTGTTCTTTATGTAATCAAAGATCTGCCAATTCTCAATTACTCCATAAGCATCTGCATCTATATCAAATGCCTCTCCCTTCATGTGCTGAGATCCTGATGCTCCTCCAATCATATCATTCAATGCCTTAGATCTATATCCAGAACTAACTGCAATAGGAGTATTGAAATGATCTCTCATTGGTTGGAATATCTTATTGGCTATCTGAATCAGATTAGATAGATGTTCTCCTGTTGGTTGATTACTGATCCCATACTTAATAGCAGTATTTGATTTAGTAACCTCAGCTAATGATAAATTCTTACTCAGTTTCATCTTTCGTTATTGATCCTATTCCTTGATTTATATAATCACCCTCGCAACATTCTCTAGAATATGTATCTCTATCTCTACACAAACAGGCTCTTCTTTTGTCCTGAGGTACATTGTATCTATTCTTTCCCATTATTCTTCAGAATCAGGTATTGGCACAAATTCAATTCGTTCCAATTCGTTCAATTGGTCGTGGATTGGTTCAAATGCTGAATCTTTCAAAACCGCAGTTCCTACAACCCAATTGTTATTACCATCCTTGACAAATTTTAAAAGATTGTCTCCGTTTTTATATCCATTCAAAGATTTGTACTGCGTTTGTGTTGCTTTTAAAACTATCATGGTGCAATTGCGGTTAAATATGTATCAATAGCATCTTTCAAATCGGTGTTGTCTAACGCCTCACCTATTCCAAATACTTTCATTGTACCTTCTGCACTACCAAATAGATTACTTGTTCCACTCGTGTTTTTTAGATGTAAGGTTAGCAACCTCATTGAAAAATCCAATCCTGCAATATCTGTTGAAAATTTATAGGTTGTAAAATTTGTGCTATCTAAAAAAGTTTGAATTTCAGTTGAATTAGTTCTTTTTTGGTGATGCCATTTTTGCGCTCTATAATCAGTACTAACGATTGGGCGTTGGTCATTTAATGCGGGGCGGTAATCAGTTGAGCGCATTCTTAATTGGTTGCGAGATTTAATAGGATCAATATCATCTCTTGCACCATAAACCGCAAAATCCGTTTGGCTTAAATCACTTTCAAAATAGGTAAATGTTGACGCATTATTTTGAGAATAATTTGATACATCCGTAGCAATTACAAAATTGGTGTCAAGGTATGCCGTTGAGCCGTCACCACTAAATCCACTATCAGTCGTAAAAGTTGGACTATTTACTTTGGTCGCTTGAAAATTACTTGGTGCTTTCCAATTCAATGTTGCAAAATCGGAATCGCCATCTGTCGCGAAAATATAGAACAAATCCAATTTGTCCCAAACACCAGCCGTTTTCAAATCCGTTATCAAAGTGTTTTGCAATTCTTGTTGTGCGGCACTCGGTGCGGTATATCCTAAAGCAGTAGACCTATCCAAAACCGCTTGATAGTCTGCATCAGTAGTTATTCCTAAGTCCTTGTAGACTATACCCCAATCAATGGTATTATCTCTACCATCACCCCAATAGGTAGATTCATAGATTTTTCCGTAGCCTTCTAAATCACTCATTTCTTGCTATTCTTTTTCATGATATACTTCTTTAGCTTCTGGATGTTCTCCACCTTTGGCTTGTAAGTATTCTTAATTATAAAACCCATAGGTTACTTTTTAGTTATCAGAGAACCCAGCCATTGAAGTTTTGATTCTTACTAGGGTACATATCATCATCAGATGCTGAATTGTATTCAGGGAACTTAGAATTATAAAACGCCATATGATCCACAAATCTTCTTGCATAATGTTCTGCAATATCTCTCTCCTTCTGTACTAGATAATCAAGATCTTCCTTAGTAACACTAGTTCCATTCTCAGATCCTTTAGTATATATCCCTCCATTTGCTACTTTATAATGGATATAAGGTAGTATCTCTATTGCTGAATAGTGGATTACCATATCCTGAATATAGTCTGTGAAAAGGGCTAAATAATCTCCTGCTAAAGAATCTCCTGTTATATCACTCTTTATCTTGTTGAATAACTTAGTTCCTAGAATCCCCTGAACATGAATATCCTGAGCAATCTTAATGAATTGAATCATCTGATCTCTATCAACATTCCCATTGATTCCTGTTCTCTTAATAACATCACTAGGTGATACAAATAATATCTCAGCCATCTTAGTTTAGTTTTCCTCTGTTAGGCATATCAATTGGTCTAGTGTTAGCAGTATCATAATCCTTAGGATTGATCTTGCTCTGTGGAACTCCTGCTCCAGATGCTGCACTAGGTGATACTCTTCTATCATTCTCTAGAGCCTCTGTTTTGCTCTTAGGCAAGAACTTTCCTCCATCTCTTCTTCTCATATAAACTAGCCTCTGCCATTTATGGTGGCAATATGCTCCTCCTTTATACTTAAAGATTGAATATGTACTTCTCCCCTTAGGAGCAAACTGCCCATTCACTCCTGAGAAACTCATCTGATTGATATCTTCCTTTCTATATACTTTGCCTCCATCAGATAATCCAACCATTTCAACACAGAATGTTCTTGAGTTATCTCTTAATGATCCTGAATATCTGTAACGAATCTTGAACATTCCTGCATCTCCTGAAGATCTCTCCTCAGCATCACCATAGGAAGCAACTGATTGCATAGCAACAGAAGTAATAGCCTCTACAATCTGATCCTCATTATCTGGATCATCCACATCCTGAACCGCAGTTAATTCCCATTCCTCTTCATCAATATCCTCTCCCTTATCAGCAAGATATTCAAGCCATTCTTTCTCATCCTCCTTGCTCATCTTTGGAGCATCTGAGAACTCTTCAGCCTTAATCCCTGTTTCCTTCTCAAGAGTTTCCTCATCAGTTACCTCCTCAACTTCTGTAAACTCTAAAGGAGCAAGTGTTTTGAAATACAGATTCAATGAAACATTATTGAAAGCTAGGATCTGATCTAAGGCATCTATTACCTGATTCTGCTTAGGTCTGATAACACTATTATCAAACAAAGTGAAAGCAGTCTTTATCTCATCAGCATTGTTTCCTAACCCTGTCTGATCCTTAACACCAAACAACATAGGAGATGTGATTCTATGTCCCACCAATACCTTCTGCTGAGATTCCTTAGATAAGAACTCATATTGATTGTGAGCATCTGATAACTGAACAGGCTCAATACTTGCAGCAGTATCAGCACTATCATTGAATGAAAGAATAA